GGTAACATCGAAGCAAAAGCAAAGTTAAGACAGGTCGAGGATTTCCTTAAAGCCGTTGAAGGGCAAAAGATTAAGGTGGGTGACCTTACTCCGCTCTTCGGGAAAACCTTACAGGGGTTGGATAAGCAATTCGAAACCACTACAAAGAAGGTCACGGGCAAAGAGTTAGGGATTCCTTTACGTCCAGAGTTGGTGGAAAAGCTTAAAGACGACTACACCGAAAACCTCGATCTTTACATCCAGAAATGGCACGATGAACAAATCCTGCGTTTAAGACAGAAAGTGTCTTCAAACGTACAGCAAGGTTTCCGAGCAGAGAACTTGATTCAGGATATCCAAGCGGAAAAGAAGGTATCCTACAATAAAGCGAAGTTCCTAGCCAAGCAAGAAACAAGCTTAATGGTTTCGAAGTACCGCCAAGTTCGTTACGAGGACGCCGGAGTTAATAAGTACATGTGGTCTACATCAAAGGATTCAAGGGTGCGTGATGCTCATCGCCACCTACAGGGGAGAATTTTCAGGTTCGATCAACCCCCCGTCACTGATCCTGCGACAGGTGCAAGAAACAATCCCGGCGAAGATTTTAACTGCCGCTGTGTAGCAATTCCCGTTTTATCAACCGTTAACATGTTGGAGTTTGATTATGCAGAAAAATGACAAACCGCTCAAGGTTCTAATTGCTTGTCCGACTTGTGGGATTGATCCTGACCCCGACCGTTGGCTAAGTTCGCTATTTAAGATTCTTAACGACGTTCGACGTAATGGATTCACGCACGCTATTTTTTGTCCGTACCGTCAGAATTGGTGGCCAGCTAACAACGAAATTTGGGACGTCGCTTTCGCTAACAAGTTCGATTACATCCTTCGGATTGACGACGACATTCACGGAGTTCCCGTTGACGGATTCACCAAGCTTCTGGAAGCTGACAAGGTTGTCATCGGTGCAGCCTATCCAAATCGCCGTTACCCGTACACCGTTCAAGCGATGCTAAGGAGGGATCCTTCCAGAAGTTTGATTGAGACCTTTGACAAGAACGAGCAGACGTTGGAGTCGGTTCAGTTCCACGGTTACACCGGGACGGATGTTCAGCAAGTTGACTTGATCGGGTTCGGTATGACACTTATTAAGGTAGCACCTTTTAAATACCTGGAACGCCCAATGTACAAAGGCGACGAGGTTTGCCCGGACGATTCTTACTTCGCTCAGATTTGTTTGGACAACAACATCCCCCAATACGTGCACTGGGGTGTAAGAATTAAACATGCGCACGTTACGTTTGCCAACTCCGGGCATCTGTTTAATGCTGACGTTCTTGAAAGAAATCCCGGACTTAACGAAAAGTCGGAAAATGTATTTTTAGCTGAACCGAATGAACCGAAAAGGGCAGTGGAAGAAAAACACCCCAATATTATGGGAAATGGGCAAAATGATCATACTAGTAATTTGTTTAAGGAGATAGAAAATGCGAAGACATGATTTGTTAGAAAGAAAGAATGGCATTGGTCATAGCTTTCCTACAAAAGAAAAAGCTGAATTTTATAAAGAGCAGTTAGAAAAAGAAGGGTATAAAGTTTCAATTCATCAAGAAGCTAATGGGTTTGTAGCTATTGTAGAAAGAGTACCAAAAGACTATGGAACTAAGTAAATGCAATTAAAAAACGCTAAAGACTGGCCAGAAGTTTATTCCTGCAAGTTCCTTGAAGCTGGGATTGTTTCCTATGAGGATTCCGGTGCTGGGATTGCTTTGCTCAAGAAAGAAACGATCGACAAGATGGCTCACACCTTCATCGGTCGTCCGGTTATCATTGATCATCAAAATGTTACACCGGAGAATTACGACAAAGTGGCCGTTGGCTACGTTATCAATGTCCGTTTTTCTCCAGAAGATGCGTGGTTCTACGCTGACTTTATTGTGACGGACGACAAAGCACGGGCTTTGATCGACGAAAAAGGCTATTCAGTTTCCTGCGCCTATAATGTTTTAGACGTAGCAGAGGGGGGTTTATGGCATGACATCAAGTTCGACGGAGAGATTACTGACGGTTCATTCACGCACTTAGCGTTAGTGAATTCTCCCAGGTATGAGGATTCTAAAATCACAAAGCAGTTACCAGCGATGCTGGTGAACGGAAAGGCTGCTCATTATCTAAACAATCAGAAGGAGTGTGGAATGTCAATTTTCAAATTGTTCAAGAAGTCGGAGAACAATAAGCAGGAGGAAGCCCCGATTCACGTCGCCCTAAACGATAAAGCCGTTCCCCTTGCTGACGTTCTTTTGTACTGCCTTAATGGCAAGAAGTTAGCGTTTGAAACTTATACTGCCAGCAATGACAAAGAAAAGTACGTTGCTCAGGATTCTGACATCGTTGACATGAACGGTAATTCTGTCAGCATCGGCGAACTCAAAGCTTGCTATCTTATGAAGTCAGAGAATGAAAAGAAAAACTCTGATGACGAAAAGAAAAAGGAAGAGGAAGCCAAGAACGCTAAGGAAGAGGAAGAAAAGGAAAAGATGGAAGCCGCAAAGAAGAATGAAAAAGAAGAAGAGGAAAAGAAAGCCAAGGAGGACGAAGAAAAAAAGAACGCTGCAGCTGAAGAAGAAAAAGCTAAGGAAGAAGAAAAAAAGAACTCCAAAGCTAAGTCCGATGCTTTCTTCCTTGAATTAAGTAATGCAAGCAAGAACTTCGACGCTCTGGAAAATGAATCTGGTTCGCCTGCTCCGAAAACACGTGCAGAACGGGCTGCTGAATTCCGAGCGAAAACCAATAAAAAAGCTTAACAATCGAAAACAAAACAGGAGGTTATAGAAATGCCTATTCAATTGAATCAGTTTAAGCTCACCAACCAACTCGGTGAGGTCATGAACCCGGCAGCAAACGTTATCGCTGTCCGTCTTTCCAGTACGTATACACCTGCGGGTGCAGCTGGTGACGTTGTTAAATTCAACGCTACCGAAGACGGTGATACGCCAGTTGTTAACCCTGCAATCTCAGGTGACGCTGGTCAGGGTGTTATTCTTTTCAACGCAAAGAAAGCTACGTACGCTGCTTTAGACGTTACCGAAATTGCTTTGGAAGGTACAATCGTTACAATGGCCGCTGCTGGTACACTCAGCCGTCGTCAGTTGGTTTCTTGGAACTCGGTCAGTAAATACGTTCAGGCAACTGCCACGAACCAGAATTATATCGGTATCACCCTGGATGAAGCTTCGGCTGCAGGTGACATTGTTCGTGTGTTGATTCGTCCGACACCTAACGCATTAGCATAATTTTAAAATCAAATCCTAAGGAGGAAATTAAAAATGAATTACAAAGGTATCGATCCGGACAAGTTTAAACACATGATGGAAGAAAAGTACAATACCAAGAAGTTCCGTGGTTTGGAACTTATGAACGCAAACGGTGACATTGCCACCTCTTCCCTTGCTTACCAGTACGCCACCGATCGTTTGACTTACATCCGTCAACGCATTGTGGAGCAGTCGTTCTACGAAGTTAACCCGTCAGAATACTTTGACGTTATCCCAGGTGAGGGTGCCTTCTCAGCCCAGATCATTACCCAGGCTTCCATTAAAACGGGTGCCAGTTTCAAATCTGGTAAGATCAACACCGCTGGTCACAACAGCAAATTAGCCACGGCTGATGCTGCAGTTACACCGTTCTACACCTACGTTCGTAACTGGGCGTTGGCAATCGAGTACAGCATCTTCGACGTTCAGCAAGCTTTGTTTACAGGTTCTTGGGATCCTGTTGAAGCTAAAGAACGTGCCCGTAAAATGGATTACGACCTCGGTATCCAAGAAATCGCATTCCTCGGGGATTCGGATGACTTGACCAATTTCCCTGGTCTTTACAGCCAATCCGGTGTTAATATCAACACCACCTTGATCACGGCTGGAACCGGAGAATTGAACGCTATGTCCGCAGCTAACTTCTCCACCTTCGTTGGTGCAGTCGTTGGAGCGTTCTTGTCAAACTGTAACCAAACCCGTTTCCCGAATACGTTCATTATTCCTCAGGACGTATACGCTGGTTTGGCTGTTCCAGTTTCTTCGACCTACCCGAACATCAGCATGTTGAGCTACTTGAAACAAGCTTTTGACATGATCATCCCGGGTGGGAATTTCCGCATCCTTCCTTCTGCTTACGGTATGGCAACATACAACGCAGCAGCAGGGGTTAACAAGTCACGTTACATCTTGATGCGTCGTGACATTGATACCTTGTTCCAAGAACTCCCGGTTGAGTATCAAACAACCGCTGTCGGGACGTTGAATAACTTCAACTTCCAGAACGTCGCCTACGCTCAATACGCAGGCGTTACGGTTCTTAAACCATTGGAAATTCTCTACATTGATAAAACATAATCAATAGAGAAATGGGGAGGGTAGTTTTCTAGCGACTTCTACCCTCTCCTTCCTAAAAACAAAAAGGAGTTAACGATGTATAGAATCACCAATAGTTCCAACCGTTCCTTTATCGTTAGGGCGGAAGATGTAATCAAAGGTGCCTCAGCAGGGCATAAAAAAGAAGAAAAAATCATTGAACCCGGTAAAGGTATCGTTGAAGTCTCCGATAAGCTCGGTAAGAACCTTGTGGGTTACGCAGGAATAACCGTCGTAGAAATTGTCGAAGAGAAGAAAACAAAAGGAAAATAAAATGAGTTGGACACTGCCAACCGTAGCTGAATTTAAAACTCAATTTTACCGAGACTTTCCTTACGCTCCAGATAGCGATCCGAGTAACTTGGATTACGTAATTGACCTAGACATTACTAACGCAATTAACGAGGCTTTCAACAACTTTAACTACGCCTTGTTTGGTGACTTAGCTGCCAAGATATTCCTTTACTTAGCCGCTCATACCTTGGTTTTGAATATTCGTAATTCGTCAATGGGGCTTTCTTCTTTGGCAAAGTTTGCTTTGGATTCTAGTTCGGTTGGTGGTGTTTCGATTTCAAACAACATCAACGATAAGTTTGCAGGGGATCCGATGTTTTCTGGATACCTAACAACGGGGTACGGAAAAAAGTACCTCGACCTTGTTTACCCGTTCACAGTCGGAAATGTCGGAATGAGTTGTGGGTGGACTACCGCAGCCTAAGGAGTTGAATGAGTTCCAAGGTTACCAAAATCGGAAATTCAGGATCGGTTAAATTAGACTTAACCAACCTGAAGTCTTTGATTAAAAACATCAACTCTCAGTACGTGGTCAAGGTAGGAATCCTTGGGGGAGACGCTTCCCAAGCGCATCAAAGAAAAGAGACGGGTGCTCCGGCTAAGGGTGGCGGTCATAAAAAAGGCAAAAACGATTCCCCCACAACCAACGCCGAAATAGGCTTGGCGCATGAAAAAGGGATTAAGTCCAAAAACCTACCCCGACGTTCTTGGTTAGAAGTTCCTCTCCAGGATCACCTGAACGAGTATTTTAAGAAACTTGGTCCAGAAGTTATTTCTGATATGTTAGTTAATCAACCCAAGTTAGCTTTTCAGAATTTAGGGTTTGTTTGTGAGCAAATTATTCTCAAGGGGTTCGAGACTAATGGTTTCGGGAAATGGAAGGCTCTTAAACAGTCTACCATTAATGCTAAAGGTTCGGATCGGATTCTCGTTGACACAGCACAACTTAAAAAATCCATAACTTCTGAGGTAGTGACCAAGTGATTAAGAACGGTAAAGATAAAGCTTTTGGACAATCTTCTGCAGGCTTACCCGACGTTTCTCCTGCCGTGATGAACCTGTTTCAACCTGTGACCGTGGGCATTATTAAAGCCACACAGGTGGGGGGTTACACTCAAACTATTGTTACCGAACGGATCCGGACAAAGGGCGTTCGTATCCAAAACCCCAATCAACTGGTAATGTCAAAGACGGGGGAAAGAATTTGGGACTCGGTCGAAATCTACTTTTTGAACGATATTAACCTAGCCGCCGACGATCTTTTTATCTTCCAGGGAATTCAGTATCGAGTAGTTGCGACCGAAGAATGGACCGAGTATGGTTACAATCGTTATTCAGTTGTCCAGGATTACACTAAAATTTATAACCCGTTACCAAATGTCCTATGATTAAATCCGACGGTATACCTCAAACTTCTCTTGACCTTTTGCGTTTGATTTTAATTAATCAAATGGGGTTGGAAGGCGACCGAGTCAATGTCTACGACGAAAAGTGGAAGATCCCTGCTTATGAGGATTTGTTCATTACCCTTGAATACCGTAACGCACGTTGTATTTCTAATCGTAATACCTTTGTTTCTACGGGCGGTGACCCCATTGAAGAGCAGGACGTTAACATGCTGGAAAACATTACGGTGGGAGTTTTCTCCAGGGATCGTTCTGCAACGCAACGCAAAGAAGAAGTTTTGATGGCAATCATGTCTCAGTATGCTCAATTTATCCAGGAGTCTTATGCATTCAAAATAGCGAGAGTGGGTTCTATCGATGATCTTTCAAGCTTAGAGGGTGCCGCAATGCTGAAAAGATACGACGTTAACTTAACCGTCTTTGCTTGGTACCAGAAAATTATTACACCCCGATATATTTCACCACCTTTCTTAGTTCGTGTAACAGCGAACGATTCGGGTAATGGGAAAATGACAAATCAATTTACGCAGATATTAACTCAACCAACATAAAGGAGTACGATGAATGTCTACACTTCCGTTGTCTAATGTAATTTCCGTGAACGTCTTCTTCCCACCTACGGGAGTCGGGGCGTTTAATGTAAACAACTTAGCTTTGTTTACTTCTGATGCTTTTTTAAGTAATCCTGATAACGACGCCTATCGGGTTTACACTTCCGCTCAGCAGGTAGGGGTTGATTTCGGAACCACGACTGAAACCTACGAACAAGCCGTTGCAGTTTTCTCCCAGCAACCGAATATCTTAGCTGGTGGTGGTACGTTGATCATCTTCCCAAGCTTTGTTAATAGCGCAATCAACGCAGTTAGCATTGCAGCAGGTGGTACGGGATACGTGGTCGGGGATGTTCTTAACGTGGTTCAGGGGGTTGCTTACGGTGGTGTGGTTCGTGTATCGAGCGTTTATGCAGGGGCGGTCACGGGAGTTACCGTGGTTTCGGGCGGTGCAGGGTATTCTGCAGCAGTCGGTTTAACTACCACTGGCGGTACGGGTAGTGGATGCACCATTACTATCTCGACAGTTACCACTGAAACTTTAACGCAAGCTGTCGCTCGTGTGTCAGAAATGGTCTTCTTCTGCGGTATCATTTCCACGTCGTATGGTGCTAATTCAACCTGGGCAGCGTTGGCAACGGCGATTCAATCTTACGGTAATAAGCTTTTGTTCTTACCTTCGAACGCTTTGACCGATATCCCTGGAGTTTTCACTACGATTAAAAATGCAACGAATTACTACACACGTTGTTTGTATTACTCTGGTACGGCTTTGCAAGGTCGTTTGTTCGCAGCTTCTTATGCGGCTAGACTCTTGTCCGTGGACTTTACGGGTTCCTTCACAGCCATCACAATGAACCTGAAACAACTTTCGGGTGTCACAGCTGACGCAGGGATCAATACAACTGTTGCAGCGTTGTGCGTGACGGCAGGGGTTGACGTGTACGCTTCTTACGCCAACGTTCCAGCAACCATCTCAAACGGAGCAAACAAATACGCTGATCAAGTTTTCAACCTTATCTGGTTCGTTCTCGCTCTCCAGGTAGCTGGGTATAACGCTTTAGCTACTTTGTCAACTAAGATTCCTCAGACAGATAGCGGTATGAATCTTTACAAAGGTGCTTTAAAACAAATCTGTGAGCAAGCAGTAGCCAACGGTTACTTGGCTCCCGGGACTTGGACAGCGGTTGATACCTTCGGGAATCAGGCTGACTTCCTTAATAACATCCTTTCCAAAGGTTACTATATCTACTCTGCTCCGATCAATCTACAAACCGTTGCAGCAAGAGCAGCACGTCAAGCACCACTCGTTCAGATTGCAGTTAAAGAAGCCGGAGCAATCCAGTCCAGCGTCATCAACGTATATGTTAATCCGTAATTCTAAAGAAGGAGAAAATAATGTCAATTGTAGCATTAACTGGAAAAGACACTATCACGATCAATGGTCGTAATCTTAACGACTTTGCGGATGGTGTGGTTGCAGAAATTACATTCCCAAATGACCTAGTGCAAATGAAAACGGGGAAAAATGGTAATACGCTTTACGGTTTGAACAACACAGGAAGACAAAGCGAAGTTAATTTGAGAGTCATTCTTGGTTCATCGGACGACATCTTTTTTAACAATCTACTCCTGAATATGCAGAGCAACTTTGCAGGCTTTGCCTTGATGGTCGGTACTTTCGTTAAAAACGTTGGGGACGGTGCTGGAAATGTGAAGCCCGTAACCTATGTTATGTCGGGTGGGGTTTTAAAACGTCCGGTCAGTGCAATGGAGAACTCTGACGGTGACACGAATCAGTCAGTTTCCGAATGGCACTTAATGTTTAGCAACGCTCCTAGAGCGATAGGTTAAGCCCATGGAACCACTTAAAAAGACACTCGAGTCCGGAGTGGAACTGACAGTCAGTTTGGCTTCTTTTCCAGAAGGACACCGCTTGTTTAAAGCGGTAACAAAAGAATTACAAAGTGTCGACTTGGCTGAGGACACCGTTCAAAAACTGTCCATGCAGTTAGTTTCCAGTGACGCAATCGAACAAGCTTTGTGGCCTTGCATGGCACGGGCGACGTATAACGGTTTAAAAGTTAACCAAGAATTATTTGAAAATGCAGAAGCTAGATGTGACTTTCTGGAAGTCATGAAGGAGGTGCTGGCTTATAACCTCGTCCCTTTCTCAAAAAACCTAGGTTCATTGTCAACGGCCATATTCCGAAAAGATACAGATATCCTAACGTAAGTATAAACGTTGACGATTCAGTAATTATTGTT